ATGACGGACGATTGGGTGAAGTTGCCGGGGCTGTTCCGGCGCTCGGAGCTCGGCGAGGTGATCGAGCCCGTACGGCCGGGCAAGCGCAGCGACGATTTCCTCTGCGAGGCCGTTCAGCGCGACGACCGCGGCGAGCAGCTCTACGCGGTCTACCACCGGCCGCACGCGGCCAAGGAGCCGACAGCATGAGCCCGCGCCTGTCGAAGTCGCGATGGTCGTACGAGTCGGCGCGCACGAGAGAGGACGCGATCGAGGCCGCCCGTTGCGCGCTGGGCTGCCTCGACGATCTGGCCGATGTCGACCTCGGCCACGACGGCGATCACCTGGCGGCGGAGGCGCGCAAGAACCTCCGCGCCGTGGAGACGTTCCTCCGTCGCGCCCCGCTCGCGAGCCCGCACCCGTGGCTGCGCCTCGACGGCGTGTTCCACCGCATCGAGCTCGAATCGGTGATCGACGTCGAGCACGAGTTCTATGTCTCCGACGCTGGCCAGGACGCGGACGGCGTCGCCGTCTACCGCATCTACTGCCGCCCGTGCGCGGCACATTGAAAGGGGCCACCACCATGCTACCCACGCAAAAGACGCCTCCCAAGACCAGCCACGCCGACCTCACGGTGCTCGTGTACGGGTCGCCGAAGATCGGGAAGTCCGAGTGGTGCTCGAAGGCCGAGGGCGCGCTGTTCCTCGCCACCGAGCCGGGCCTGAACAACCTCGAAGTGTTCCAGGTGCCGATCGACTCGTGGCAGAAGCTGCTGACGATCGCGGCCGAGATCGCCGAGGGCAAGCACGAGTTCAAGACCATCGTGCTCGACACCGTCGACAACGCCTACCGGATGTGCGCCGAGCACGTGTGCAAGAAATACGGCGTCGAGCACGAGAGCGACCTCGAGTTCGGCAAAGGGTACGCGCTCGTCAACTCCGAGTTCCAGCGCGTGCTCACCAAGCTCGCGCAACTGCCCTACGGACTCATCCTGGTGTCGCACGCGCAGGAGCGCGAGATCGAAACGCGCACCGGCAAGGTGACGCGCATCGTGCCGACGCTGCCGGACAAGGCGCGCAAGATCGTGCTCGGCTTCGTCGACATCATTCTCTACTGCGACATCGAGCTCGCCACGGGTGCCGACGGCCAGCACACAAGCCGGCGGGTTCTGCGCACCAAGCCGCACGCGAACTACGAAGCGGGCGATCGTACCGGGCGCCTTCCCGAGGTGCTCGACCTCGACTACGCGAAATTTGCCGAGGCCTGCGCAACGCCGACGCCGCCCACTCCATCTCCGACGCCAGCGCCCCCGACCGCTCCGGCTGCAGCACCGCCCGTTGCGCCTGCACCGCGCCTGCGTGCCGTCGCGACGCGTTCAACTCGTTCCGAAAACGGGAGGCCGCAATGAGCCGCAACGACGAGATCGATCTGACGCAGTTCGACGACGCCTACGCTGCCGCGCCCGTCGACGAAAGGCAGTTCGGCGAGATTCCCGACGGCAAGTACCGCGTTGTCGTCGATCGCGTCGAGATCACGACGGCTCGGACCTCGGGAAATGCGATGCTGAAGTGGAGGCTGAAGATCCTCGACGGGCAGTTCAAGAATCGCCTCCTCTTCCGCAACAGCGTTCTCTCGTCGCCGCAGATGATCGCGTGGCTCAAGAGCGATCTACACCTCTGCGGCGTCGACTTGGAGAAGCTGTCGGATCTGCCGGGCGCGCTCGAGCGCCTCCTCGACATCGAGCTCGAGGTGACCAAGCGAACGCGCGGCGACTTCGAGAACATCTATTTCAACACGCGCACCGACGGCCGCACATCGCCGTCGCTGCGAGGTTCCGGCTCAGGCGACGACGACATCGCGTTCTGAGCGGTTGCCGGATGTAGCGACTGCGGCAACGCTCGATGCCGCCGCCGGCTCACCGCCCTCGTGCCGGGCGCAACGCCACGGGTCTGCCCGCGGCCAAGGAGAGCAACGCCATGGGGCTGAACCATCGCATCTGCAACACCGTTCTCGCCGAGCTGGAGCATGGGGCCGATGGATCGCGCGCGGGTTGACGAGCTCCGTCGGCGCTTCACCGATCCGGCGGCGCTTGCCACGGCGCTCGGGATCACCGACGGTGCCAAGCAGCAGCCGCGCGGCCTCTTGGTGTGCTGTCCGTGGCATGCCGAGCGCGGTCCGTCGTGCAGCATCACCGTCGGGCCCGACGGCACCGTGCGCGTGCGCTGCTTTGGCTGCGGCGCGACGGGCGATGCGCTCTCGCTCATCGCCTCCGCGCGCGGGCTCGACCTGTGCCGCGATTTTGTGCGTGTGCTCGAAGAGGCGGTGAAGATCGCCGGGCCGGTCGGCGACAAGCCGGCGCCACCACGTCGGGCTCCGGCGCCAGCACGACCGCATCAAGCGGAGTTGCTCTCGCTCTGGAATGCAGCCGGGCCGTTCGCGGTGATCGACGCTGCTCCGCCGCCCTCAAGTCTCGCCATCATGCGCTTCACTTCCGCGCGCAGATGGTGGCCGCCGCATCTCGACCGGCTCGGGATGGTGCGAGTTTTGCCGCGGACATTCGCCTGGCCGAGTTGGTGGCCATCGACGTGGGCGAGCATCTACCGCGTGGCGGTGCTCGCGTACGAGCCCGACGGTTACGCGGCGAGCCTGCATGCGCGAGCGGTGACGGACGTCGAACCAGATCAGCGCCAACGGTGGCCGCGCGGCTGCTCGGCCAAGGGACTCGTGCTCGCGGATGCGCGCGGTGTCGCCGTGCTGCGTGGCGCGGCGCCGGCGGACACGGGCGGTATCGCGATCTGCGAGGGGCTCACCGACACGGTCACGATGGCGCTCGCGTTTGCAGAAGCGGGAAAGCCGTGGGCGGTCCTTGGCGTCATGTCGACGACCGGGACCGATGCGCTCGCGCGCGTGCGCTGGCCGGATGCGCCGGTGGTGATCGCGACCGACCCTGACGCCTCCGGCGACCGGTACGCGCAACAGATCCGCGCCGCGCTGCCCCGCCGCCTCGACGTGCGACGCTTCCGGCCGGCGACACCGGAGACGACAACATGAGCGGCGGCGCCGACATCTCGTCGAGCTACCGCGACGGCGCGCGCGTTGCGGCGCTGGAAGGTGCCGAGCCGATGCCGCTGGATGCTGGTGGGGCGTCAGCTGGATTTCCACTCGTCTCCGTGCGTGACGTCGCCGAGATCGCCGAGCAGAAGTGGCTCGTGCGCGGGCTCATCCCGCGCTACGGCGACGACGGAACGGCGGGCTACTTGTTCGGCCCCGCCAAGGCGCGAAAGAGCCTGATGCTCGCCGACGTCGCGCTCTCGGTTACCACTGGCACCGACGCGCTCGGCGCCTACGCCGTCGAGCACACCGGCACCGCGGTCGGCTTCTTCGCCGAAGATCCGAAGGGCGAGACGTCGCGGCGCGTCCATCGGCTGGCGCGCGCACGCGGCGTCGAGGTTCCCGAGAAGCTGTACCTCATCGACGTGCCGGCGCTCGCGCTCGACAACCTCGAGCATCAGGCGCGACTCGCAGCGACGCTGCAGGCCGTAGACGATCTGGCGTTCTGCTGGCTCGATCCGTTCGTCCGCCTGCACTCGATCGACGACAACCGCGCCAACGAGCTCGGCCCGATTCATTCGTTCCTGCGGACGCTCGCGCGATCGTGTCCACGCGCGGTGTTCGTGATCGCGCACCACGCGAACAAGCTCGGCGAGTCGCGCGGCTCGACGGACTTCAACGCGTTCGGCGATTTCAACTTGTACGCGCGCGCTCCTGACGAGCTCACGACCGAGGTCTTCCGCATCGAGAACCGTGGTGGCCCGCCTGGACAGCCGTTCCAGTTCTCCGTCGAGGACGGCCACGCCGACGACGGCGCGACGCTGCGCCTCGTCGTCGGGGAGCGCGAGACGGCGAAGGAGAACCGCGACGAGGCGATCGAGGAGACGATCATCGCGTTCAAGTTCGGCCACCCGAGCGCGAGCGGGCGCGAGTGTCAAGAGCACCTCCGAAAGCTCGGCCTGAGGGTCCGAAACGACCTCTTCTGGGAGATCTGGAAGGGGGTGCGAAGGTGAGCCGTCTTACTGCTCCCCGTTGTTCCCGGAGCGCTCCCGGAGCAGTGCTCCCGTTGCTCCCGGAGCGCTCCCGGAGCAGTTGCTCCCCGTGCTCCCGGAGCGCTCCCGGAGCAGTGCTCCCCGCTCCCCCTATAAGGGGAGCGGGGAGCAGCACGAATCCGAGATCGCCGGGGAGCAGTCCTCGGGCGACCTCGTGCTCCCCGACTTGGAAGCATCTGCTGCTCCCCGTTCGGGGAGCGCCGGCAGCCCCCACGTTTCGAGTCTCGTCGAGCAGGAAGGAGAACGCGATGCCGTTCGTCAAACTGGTCGTCGTTCCGGAGATGCCGTGCACCCGCGGCGACTGCGTCGATGGACCTCGGCCGTGCGCGTTCGTCCACTGCCGCTACCACCTCGCGAGCAAGATCTTGCCCGGATCGCGTCGGCTCAAGGTGCGCTCGATTGAGCCCGCCAAGGACACCTGCGCGCTCGACGTCGCCGACCGCGGGCCGCACACGCTCGAGGAGGTCGGAACGTTCCTCGGCATCACCCGGGAGCGCGTGAGGCAGATCGAGCTCACCGCGCTCCTCAAGATCCGGAGCCAGCTCGCCGACCTCGCGGGCCCCGGCAACTCCGCCTTCGACGCCTTCTTCCCCGACGAGCGAACCGACGCGGAGTCGGTAGACGCATTGTCTCTCGCACCCGGAGATCTCGATGTCGCGTGAACAGGACGAGGCCGGCCGTTGAGCCGCGCACGGCGAGATGATCTGGTGCAGCGCCTCGGGCGTGCGCGCGAGGTCTTGTACGTCACCGAGGGCGAAGCCACGCGGCTGCGGTGCGAGATCCTCCCGAGCTACGACGTGCCGATCATCGGCGAGCGTGTGCACCAAGCGCTCGACTGGATCAACGCGTGGGTCGGCGAGGCGCGCGTCGTGCATCGGCTCGCCGAGCGTGCGTTGGCTCGGTTCATGGAATCCGAAATTCCAACCGGAGGTGGCCGATGACGTGCGTGGAGTGCGGAGTGGAGTCGAGCTTCTGGCTGTGCTCGAACGCTTGCGCCCTCGCGTATGCGCGGAACCACGGCCGACGCGATTGCGCGATCTGCTCCTACGACGCCAAGACCGGACGCATCGGCAGGCACGACACGAACAAGGTCTGCCCGGAGTGCCACGCTCGCGCTGAAAACGCGGAGTGGGTGATCGGGCGTGACGAGCTGCCCGACGAGAACGCCGAATCACTGGACGACGCAAATCTTCGCCTGCGCGAGCAGCAAGATCGCCCACTGACGCCGGTCACGCCGCTCATGACCGAGATCGTCCGGTTGATTGTCGAGGGCGAACGGATCGCAGTCGCCTACAAGGACAAGGACGGGCGCAGCCGCGGCGTGAAGTACCGCCGGCGCGCCTACACGGTTCGCCGTCTCGCCAGACGGCTTGGCTGCTCGCGCACGCACGTTCAGCGCGTCATCGACAGCATCGAAAAATAGTTTTTGGTGCACGCCGATCGCCTTAACCGCGTGAAACGGATCGAGATCTGCCGAATCGCGCCGACCAATCTGTCCCAGCTCTGCCGTACGAATGAGTGAGAGCGCAACACCAGCCGGAGGCCACGCGTGAACTTTCGTCGCTTCGTCAAGGTCGCATGGCTGGAGTGGCTGGTCTCGCACCAGGCCGGCGGCGGCAACGGCGCACTGTACATCCCCGCGTTCGTCGAGGTGCCGGGCTGGTTCCGCTCCTATGAGCTCGGGTTCGCTCTGCACGAAGGGCCGACCATCTTCTGGACCGCCGAGCACCTCGACGAGATCAACGCCGCTCATCGCGCCGTCCTGACCTGTCGCGATCTTCGCAAGTCGCGCCGCGCGCGCGAGCAACAGGCGGCCGAGAAGCGGCGTCGCGAGTGGCGCGCGATGCTGCGGCTCAGGGCCGACGAGAACGCAGCACGCCGCAAACGGTCTCGCCCGACGAAGCATCGCGCGTCCGCCTGATCACCCCGAATCGATCGATGCTCACCGTGACTCAACCGCGCCGCAGCGCGCTCGTGCTCTCGGGCGCGCTCGCCAAGGGCGCGTTCGAGGCCGGCGCGTGTGCCGCGCTCGCCGAGGCGGGCGTTCCGATCGCGCGCGTCGTCGGATCGAGCTCGGGCGCGCTCAACGCGGTCTACTACGCGGCGGCGATCCGCGCGGGCAAGGAGCGCGACGCCGCCGAGGAGCTGGCGCTGTTCTGGGCGGAGCACGCCGAGTGGTGGAACTTCATCGAGCTGAGCCTCCGCGACCTCGCGCGCGGGCGAGGGCTGTCGCGCTCGCACAAGCTCGAGGAGCTGATTCGCGCGCACCTCGTGGCGTACCTGCCAGGCGCGCGCCGCGACGTGGACCTGCGGATCGTGCTCACCGACCTCGAGGGCATCGATTCATGGGGCACGGGCCTGACCATCACGACGACGCACGAGAGCGTGATCGGCTACCGCGGGCTCGACTTCGAGTACCCCGAGCGTGTCGCCGAGATGGCGCACGTCGCGGCGGCGTCCGCAGCGGTGCCGGGCATCTTCGCGCCGGTCGTGGTGCGCCAACGCGAGTGCGTCGACGGCGGGATCGTGAACAACACGCCGATCCGCCAGGCGCTCGAAGATCCGGAAATCGATCGCATCTTCGTCATCCGGCCGTCTCCGTCGGTCGCGGAGACGAGCCACCTTTCCGGCTGCCAGCTGGCGGCGCACATCATCGACATCCTCATCACCGAGCGGCTCAACCGCGATCTGAACGAGGCGGCCGAGATCAACCGCCAACTCGCCGCTGTCGAGCGGCTCGCCGGGACCAACGGCTTCGGCGAGCTGCAGCTGCGGCAGATCAAGGAGGCGGTGGGTCTCCGTTACGCGCGCCCGGTCGAGATCGTGATCATCGAGCCGCAGGTGGCGCTCGCCGGCAATCCGCTGACGGCGCTGCGCGATCGCGAGCTCCGTCGCGCGTACGTCGAAGAGGGCCGCGACGCCGCTCGACGAGCACTCGCGCGACTCGACGGTGCGCAATGATTCCGCTCGAGCATCTCCTCGATCTAGCCGGCAGCGCGATCCAGCCGAGCTATTCGGCCGGACCGACGCTCTACGTCGGCCGGCCGGAGTACGTGCGCACGCACGCGCGCGTTCGCTTGGGCGCGGGCTCGCCCGTGCCGAGCGTCGCGCTCAAGTGGCAGGGAACCAAGGACCCGTCCAATCCAAACGGCTGGCAGGACGTAGTCAGCCGCCGCGACGACAATGGCGTGACCGAGCTCGAGCACACGTTCGCGGTGCCGGCAGGATCTGTCTCGGCGTCGTTCTCATTTCTCGTCGACGTGCGCGGCATTCTCGCGGTTCGCCTGCTCGGTCGATCGACGGCCGGCATCGGCCAGGCGGGCGATGAGGTCAGCGTCGACGGCGTGACCTGGTAGCTCGCTCGTGCGGCCCGAACCGATCAAGCTCATCGTCTTCGGTGCGCCCCGGACGAAGAAGACCAGCAATCGGATCGTGCGCGCGGGCCGCCGGCTGCGCGTGCTGCCGTCGGCCGCGCACGAGACCTGGGCTCGCTTGGCGATCCCGCAGCTCCGGTCGCAATGGCACGAGCCGCCGCTCATCGGCCCCGTCGCGGTGAAGGCGAAGTTCTATCGCGAGCGGAGCGTCGGCGACCTCGTGAACTACTTGGAGGCGCTCGCCGACGCGCTCGAGGCGGCGGGCGTGGTCGGTAACGATCGTCTGATCCAGAGCTGGGACGGCTCTCGTCTCTGCAAGGACGCCTCCGCGCCACGCGTCGAGGTCGAAATCACAACCGAACGAGGTGAGCCATGATCGAGTTCCTGCACATGCATCTGCTCGCAATCCTGCTCTCGCTCTCGGGCGTGCTCGTCGCGGGCGGGACCGGCTTCGTCCTGCACCGGGTGGCGATCCGGCACGACCGCGCGGACGGGCGCACGAACAAGCGCGCCGAGCCGCGATGGACGCGGCGCTCGGAGCGCAAGCACCGCGGGAGCGTCAATCGGCGGAAGCGGTGGCGAGGCCGGGCCAGCCGTTGAGCCGCTTCAGGCGCGCGATCTCATCTGCCGTCGGCGGCGTGTCGCAGTCGCGAACGCCCTCGTTGCGGCGCCATTTGTACTGGCCGTCCTCGAGGCGATAGGTGAGGCACATGCCGTATCGGGAATCGCCGACCTCGAAGACCACCCGCTGCATCCGCCAGTGGTCTTGCTTCGCCAGCACGTCGAACGAGACGTAGCGCGCGGACGACGGCACGCCGAGCGTGTCCTCGAGGATCCCTTTGGCGCAGTCTTCGTTGCCACGCGAAGCCCACCAGCCGATCGCGATGGTCAGCGGGATCGTGACGAGAAGGAGGCGCGCCTGACCTCGCAGGTTGATGCGCGCGAGCCAAGGCGTGGGACGAAGATCGGGAACGGTCGGGTCGCATTCGTTGTCCATGGCGGCGCACACTACCGTCGGTGGCGGGCGCATCAAGCGAATTTATTGGGCGCGGAACAACTGCGGGCGCCGCAATCGCTTGCACAAAATCCTCCGCACGTAAGGGGCCAAAAAAATCCGGCGCAGTGAGCTGGCAGCGCCGCCCCATTTCCTCTCATTTCCTCTCCCGCGCGGCCCCGTCCGACGCGAAAGCGTCGTTGTGACGATAACTTGGCGCCCTCCGAACGTCTCCGCGCCGCTGAAAAGAGGAAATGGGCGCGCGCCTCCGGCTACCGGTCGGTAACCGTTTGCACCGTTCACGACCTCCCACGAGCCTGCTCATGAACGCATCCGATACAGCGCTGGAGCCGGCCGCGGTCTGGGTGCCGATCGACCGCCTGCGCCCGTGGCCCGGGAACCCGCGCAAGAACGCCAAGGCCGTCGACGAGGTCGCCCGCGCCATCAAGCGGTTCGGGTGGTCGTCGCCGATTGTTGCACGCGAGCAGGACGGCGAAGTCATCGCTGGGCACACGCGCCTCTTGGCGGCGAAGCAGCTCGGGCTCGACCGCGTGCCGGTCCGGTTCCTCAAGCTCGATCCGGCCGATGCGCACCTGCTCGCCGTCGCCGACAACAAGCTCGGTGAGATCGCGACGTGGGATGACGACAAGCTCGCCGAGTTGCTCGCCGAGCTGCGCGAGCAGAATGTCGACCTCCTCGATGGGACGGGGTTCTCCGCGTACGACGTGGTCGACTTGATCGGCGAGACATCGACGGACGAGCCAGCTCCAGCAATGGCGCCGCCGCCAGTTCCGACGACACGGACCGGCGACCTCTGGATCCTCGGGCGGCACCGCCTGCTGTGCGGCGACAGCGCGGTGGCGGCCGATCTCGATCGTCTGCTCGCCGGCGCGCCGGTGCAGCTCGCCAACACCGATCCGCCGTACAACGTGCGCGTCGAGCCGCGCTCGAACAACGCGATCGCCGCCGCGCGCTCGGGCGAGATCGACGTCGCCGGCAAGTCGATGCCGCGCCAGCGCTCGCGCGGCATGCACCACCAGGGACTTGACCTCGCGCGCCATCCCGAGAAGTCGCAGCCGACGGGCCCGATGCGCGCCAAGGACCGGCCGCTGGCGAACGACTTCCTCCCGCCGGCTGAGTTCGAGAAGCTCCTGCTCGCGTGGTTCGGCAATCTCTCGCGCGCGCTCGTGCCGGGCGGCAGCGCGTACATCTGGGGCGGCTACGCCAACTGCACCAACTACCCGCCGGCGATCGCGGCCGCCGGCCTCTACTTCTCCCAATCGATCATCTGGGTGAAGGAGCACCCGGTGCTGACGCGCAAGGACTTCATGGGCAACCACGAGTGGTGCTTCTACTCGTGGAAGGAAGGCGCCGCGCACTGGTTCAACCCCGCGGTCACCAACGCCACCGACGTCTGGACGGTGAAGAAGGTCAATCCACAGTCGATGATTCATTTGACGGAGAAGCCCGTCGAGCTCGCGTCGCGTGCCATCTTGTACTCGTCGCCGAAGCGCGGCGATCGCGTGCTCGATCTCTTCGGCGGCTCGGGTTCGACGCTGATCGCCTGTGAGCAGGCCGAACGCTGCGCGCTGCTCATGGAGATCGATCCCGCGTACTGCGACGTGATCGTCGATCGGTGGCAGAAGCAGACCGGGGCCAGGGCGAAGCTCGACGGCGACGAGCGCACGTTCGAGGAGATCGCCGAAGAGCGGGCGGTGGCCTGATGTCGGGCGCCGGCTCGCGTGGGCCGCTCCTTCAGTCGCGGCTCGACGAGATCGAAGATCGCCTGGCAGCGGGGCTCCCGCCCGGGCAGGTCGACCGCGCGCTCGCACAGAAGCACGGCATTTCCGTTCGCCAAGCGCGCAACCTGCGGCAGAAGGTCTACGGACGCTGGCGCGAGGAGAACCTCGAGGATGCGCCACACCGGCGCGAGAAGCTCATCCGCATGGTGGAGCGGCACTACGCGCTCGCGATGCGGGGAGACACCGTCACGCTGCCCGACGGCACCACGAAAACGGACAGACCGTGGACCGCCGCGACGTCGACGCTGCGCCTCCTCGCCGAGATGTCGGGCGCGTTCGCGCAGTTCGATCCGGAGCGCGAGGCGCGCGTGGCCGAGCTCGGCCCGCCGCCCTCGGATCCGACGCAAGCGCTCGTCTGGGGCCAGCGCTGCCTCGTCCTTCAGCTCGACGAGGTCATGCGCAACCCGTCGATCGAGCCCGAGCGGAAGACGCGCTTGGTCGCCGACCTGGTCGCCAAGCTCGGCATGACGCACGCCAAGGCGCTGGTCGAGGCGAAGCTGGACGCGATCGAGGGGCGCCTCCTCGGAGCCGGACAAGACGACGCCGATGAGCTCGAAGAATTCCACGGAGCCCTCCCGCCGACTTCACGACTTGGAGCGGGTGACGCGGAGCGAGAGCCGGATGCTCGACCTGGCGCTGCTGCTGCGCCGCCGAACGACGAAGGAGATCTTGCTGGCGGCGGGGGGAAGATGGGACCGGATTGAGAAGCGGTTCACTGGCGAACGGCCGCGCTTTCATGTGATCGATCTCGAGGAGTCGCAGATCGAGTTCACGCGCTGGTTCGCCGGGTTCCTGTGCGACCTTCGCGAGGGACGCCCTCGCGACTGCTCGCTGGCGCTGGCGGCCGGCGAACGGCGCGGCGGCAAGACGTTCAACCTGCTCGTGTGCGCGCTGGCGCTCCTCATCGATGTGCCCGCGATCCCCATCGACGGCGGCTCGCCGACGGTGGGCTGGGTGGTCTCGGCGAGCTACCAGGAGCGCGACGAGCTCGATAAGATCATCCGCGAATACATTCCGCCCGCCTGGTACACGCACCGGAAGGCGCCCGAGTTTCGCTACACGTTCGCGCACGGCTCGTCGCTCAGGAACGTCTCGGCCGACGATCCCGAGAGCCTCAAGCGCGGCCGGGTCGACTGCGTGCTCTACAACGAGGCGCAGAAGATCCCGATCGCGGCTCTGTCGAACGGCATCTACGGCACCGCCGACAAAGGCGGCATCGCGCTTTTGGCCGCCAACCCGCCGAGGCGAACCATCGGCGAGTGGGTCTTCCACCTGAAGCAGGCGATCGACGAGCGAGCCGTCCAAGGCGCGCGCTACTTTGGATTTTCGTCCAAGGACAACACCTGCGTCGACCAGCCGGCGCGCGAGCGTGTTGGTGAGATCCTGCGCCTGCTCGATCCGCGAGCGGCGAAGGCGGACGACGAGGGACTGTGGCTTCCGGTCGGCGATCGCGCCTATCCGAAGTGGTCGAAGAAGCTCGTCGAGAAGACGCCCGAGATCAGCCCCAAGGAAATCACGGCGCCCACGCTCGAGCGGCTCACCTTCGTGCGGTACAGGTTCGTCGCCGGCGCGGACTTCCAGGGCCGCCCGCACCAGGCCGGCGCCGTCCTGCGAATATTCGCCGGCGACGACGGCCCGATCTACTGGTTCGTCGATGAGCTGATCGTCGAGGGTACGGAGCTCCACCTCTCGGACGAGGCATACGCCCACGGCTACACGCCCGAGACCCTGCTCTGGGTGCCCGACGCTTCGGGCAGCTTTCAAGACGCGAAGCACTCGGGGAACACCACCTCGTACGACGCGCTGCGGTCGCAGCGCTGGAACGTGCAGGCCCCGACAGAGATCAAGCGCCCCGACCGCTCGCGACACCCGAAAAATCCCGACGTCGACCAGCGGCTCGGGATCATGTACCGCCTCATGGAGGCTGGCCGGCTGCGAGTCGATCCACGTTGCAAGTGGCTGATCGAATCGTTCAGGGAGTGTCCGCTCGGGAACAACCGCTTCGGAAAGCGGAAGCCCTACGGCAAGCACTCGCACATCACCGACGCTGCCGGCTACGCCATCTATTTTCTCGAGCCCAAGCCGACCGACCCGATCGAGATCGCGCCGGCCGACATCAAGATCGTGCGCTTCAAGCGACGGGGCAGCGACTTCTATTGATGATGGGACCGCGGCATGGCGCTCAGCTTTACCGAACGGCTGCGGCTGGCGACCGATCGGCTACGCGCGCGTGCCCGCGCGTTCAGCACGTGGATGCCGCCGCGATTCTCGGGCGTCGGCCTGCCGCCGCCCGGCTATCCCGCGACGAACCCGCGCGCGGAGGCAAGGGTCAGCGGACGAAACGCGCTCGAGGGACGAATCGCGGTCGGCGCCGGGCCGATGCTCGACCGCTACTCGACTTACGCTGCGACGGCGCTCGACCCGCTGAAGATCGACAGCATCATGCGGCAAGCGGACCTCGGCATCGTCTACCGCTACGCCGACCTGTGCAAACAGGTGCTCGAGCGCGACGCGCACCTGTTCGGGATCGACCGCGGCCGGCGCCAGGCGGTAGCGAACAAGCCGTTCCTGATCCAGCCGAAGAACGACACGCCGCTCGCCAAGGCGCTCTCGCACTTCATGCGCGAGGTCGTCGACGGGATCGACGGCTTCCCGGACGGCGTCTTTCAGCTCCTCGGCGCGAGCTGCCCCGGCTACTCGTCGTCCGAGATCGTGTGGACGCCGGGTCGCGTGCGCTTCCCAGGTCTGCGCGGCGACATCGTCACGCTCCATGGATTGTTCCCGAGGTCGTTGCAGTGGGTCCACGGCAAACACTTCCAATTCAAGGCCGACTCGGACGAGCCGCTACTCGACCTCGGGAACGATGGTTGTATCCATCTGCCGCGCCACAAATTCGTCTTCCATCGAGCGCCCGGCGACGGAATCGCGGCGACGCGCGGCTACATCCGCTCGGTCGTCTGGCTGCATTTCCTCAAGCACTGCAGCTTCCGCGACTTCGCGGTCTTCCTGCACCTGTACGGCATCCCGCAGCTCTACGGCAAGGTCGAGCGCGGCCTGTGGCAGGACGCGAAGATGCGCGAGGTGCTCGAGGCGGCGCTCGTCGCGTACGGCACTGGCGAGTCTGCACCCATTCTTCCGGACGGCCTCTCGATCGAAGCGAAGGAGGGTCCGATCGGAAGTGGCGCTGGCGATGCGCATCAGCGCCTCATCGGCCTTTGCAACTTCGAACAGTCGAAGGCGGTGCAGGGCGAGACGCTGACGAGCGAGCCGGGCACTTCGGGCAGCTACAACCTGGGCATCGTCCATGCCGACTCGAAGCACGAGGTCACCGTCGGCGATGCGCTCGGCATGGCCGCGGATCTGCGTGCCGACGTGTTTCTCTCGGCGATCGAGCTCAACGGCTACGACCTGGCGCGCGCTCTCGACGCGAATCCCGAAGAGCTGGTCTACGCGCTGCCGCGCGGAGAGTTCCGCACCGACCGCGAGACCAGCCCGAAGGAACGCGCCGAGATCATCAAGCTGCTCTCGGACGCCGGCATGAAGGTGAGCGTCAGCCAGCTCCGGCGCGAATACGGCCTCGACACGCCGACCGGCGCGGACGACGTGCTCCCGGGCAAGCCCGTGACCCTCAGCTCGGGCGGCGCGGTGGCGAGCACAACCGACGCAGCAGCTGGAGTCGTCAACCCGAAGCCCCCGGGCGATGGCGCGACGGCTATGACAACGCGCGCTCGGCGCGACGACGTTCCTGCAGCGCCATGAGGAACATGTGGCCGAGGACGATCGCCAACCCGAGCGTGTAGTCCGCAAGCTTCCCCATCGCCCCATCCTCCTGCCATCGAGGGACCCAATCTACGCCGGGTCCTGCGACGGTCAAGGCCGACCTCGTCGATCCTGGAGATCCCTGATGAACGTCATTCGCGAGCTCATCAACTTCTTCCGCCAGCAGGCGGGCATCATCTTCGCCTCGCAGCCGGCGGATCCGGCGCTGCCAGTCGGCGTGGTCGCGTTCTGGCACAACTCGACCTCCGACACATTCAGGTTGCAGACCGCCGCGGGGCGGGTCGGCGATGTCGCCATCGTCGCGCCGGTCGCGGACGCCGACACGACTGACGCAATTGCGATCGAGCACCGCGTGGTCATCCCCGCGGGCCCGACCGGCAACGTCGACGTGTTGCTCCTTGCTCGCGAGGAGATCGTCGACGTGGTGCTGCACAAGACGAGGGCCGTGGGCGGCGGCGCGGGTACGATTCAGGTCGTGAATGCCGCGACGGGTGGCGCGATCACGGACGCGATGAGCATCAACGTTCCGCCAGGCACGGTGGTTCGGCCGCTCGACCTCGATTCGGCACAGAACATCATCGCGGCTCGCGGCGTGCTGCGGTTCGTGCGCACGCGCACCGCTTCCACCGACGAGAGCTGCATCGCGTACGTCCGCACGCTGCGCCGCGCGTAGCTCACATGCGTCATGCGAATGATCTTTCGAATCGTCCAGCGCGACGACGGCTGGCACGTGCTGTCGGAGGACGAGAGCAAGAACCTCGGCGGCCCATACGCGACGAAGGAGGAAGCCGAGAAACGACTCGCCGAAGTGGGAGCGCACAAGGCCAAGGCGGCGAGTACGTCGTCGGGAGCACTGCACAGCCCGACGCTCATCGGCGAGCCGCGAGCGCGCGGCATGGGGCGCGCGTTCAGCGTCGATGCGCCGCTCAGGCTATCGAGCGAGCCCGCCGACTGCTGGGATCAGGTCGCCAAGTTCGGCCGCTTCGTCAAAGACGACGGCGACGGTCCTCAGCTCGCCGAGTTCAACCTCGAGCACCTCGGCCAGTTCCTCGACAACTTCTCGCGCCAGGTCAATCCGCTCTGGGCCGACACGAACCACGACTTCGGCGACGCCAACGCGCTCTACGACGCGCTCGCGCTGGTTGTCGACGGTGTGCCGATCCGAACGGTTACGCGCCGTGCGGAGAATCAGGCGGCCATCAGCGCACCAAGGCGGGAGCAGCTCCGCAGTCCCGACACCGGCAAGGCCGAGGACGGCGTCTACGCGCACCGCTATGAGGTGACCGAGCTCGGGCAGAAGAAGCTGCCCAACGTCCGGTACGTGAGCCCGCTCTTTCTGACGAATGGCCAGGACGAGCAGGGACGCGACATCGGCTACGTCCTCTTGAACATCGCCTGGACCAACGGGCCCTTTCTTGACGGCATGACGCCGCTTCGGATGATCCGCCTGGCGGCCTCACCTGCACACGGAGCAGCCCCCATGAATCCCGAGACGATGAAGCGCTACGGCGTCGACGACAGCGCCACGCCCGAGCAGATGCGCGCCGCCATGGCCAAATACGCCGAGGAGGTCGACGCCGACAAGAAGAGCCGCGACGAGGCGATGTCCCGTTACCGCCGCTTCGCCGACGCCGTCGGTGGCGAAGAGGAGATGACCAAGTTCGTCGAGAAGTTCATGAAGGACGAGGAGTCGATGGCGCGCTTCCGAAAGTTCATGGAAGGCGACGGCGACGACGACGACAAGGACGACGACAAGCGAGAGATGACGGCGATGGCCAAGGACCTCGGCGTTGCCGCCAGCATGTCGGCGATCCGCCAGAGGGTGACCGAGCTGCGCTTCACCACCGCGCCGAAGACCGAGATCGCGGACCTCAAGCGCAAGCTCGGCGAGCTCGAGTCGAAGGAGCAGGTGCGCGCCCAGGCGGAGAAGGAAGCCGAAGTGATCGCCTTCGCGCGCAAGTGGGCGGATGGCAAGTCGCCTGACTGCGCGTGGGATCCGGAGCAGGTCGACGGGCTGGCGGAGTTCTACCGCAGCGCGCCGAACATGGCCAAGCTGCACGTCGAGAAGAACAAGGGCCGGTGGGCGGCGCTCAAGCGCTACACGACCGCCGGCGCGCCCACCGGCAAGCCCGAGGGCGAGCCGCTCAACCTCGCCGGCGACGATCCGGCCGAGATCGAGAAGCGCGTCGACGAGGCGGCGAAGAAGATCGCGGCCGACGAGAAGGTCTCGTATCCCGTCGCGATGACGCGCGTGAAGGCGAAGCACCCCGAGCTGTACGCGGCCTACGCGGCGATGCGCGGCTGAACCAAACCATCCCGACAGGAGAGATGTCATGGGTCTCACACGCGCAATCGCGCGCCTCTTCAACCTCGGCTACTACGACGCGAGCGGCGGTTTTCAAGAAGGCCAGGTCGCCGTCTTCGGCTCGGCCGCATTTCAGGTCGCGCTGCCGAGCTGGCAGGCGGCGCAACTCCAGCCCGCCGCCGGCATCAACCGGACCGCGGGCGTGATGGGCGGCGGCGGCACGACGCAGGGCGAGGAGATCTCGATCCAGAAGCTCGGCTACGCCAAGCTCCTCGTCTCGCCGAATGTTGCGACTCAGCTCGGGGGCCAAGTGATCGCCGACCGGGCGCCGAACCTCGGCAACGTGCGCCAGCGCGTGCCCTTCAGCTCGTCGGCCATGGTGCTCGGGCACTTCGAGGAGGCTCACCAGGTCGGCAACGCGCCCGAGCTGGTCGAAGGCGAGGTGCGGCCGGGCTGGATCGAGCTCGTCCGCGCGGTCACCGGCGGCGAGCCCGGCGCGACGCCGCTCGGCAACAACGTCACGCGCTACCTCGGTCCTCCCGGCTCGGCGCTGAGCCCAGTGCCGGTTGCGCTCTATCGCGTGCGCTTCGACGGCGAGGTGGTACGCAGCCTCGGTGCGACGCTGCAGGCGCTGCCGTCCCAGAACGAAACCGTGACCGTGACCGTCGTGAAATCGAGCGACGGCGGCACGATCTGGACCGACCTCGCTGTCTCGTGCCAGTTCGCCGGGCCCCAGGCCGCTGTCGACGATCTTGCGCGCTGGGTGGTGCTCGCCCGCGGCGATCTTCTCGCGCTCAAAGTGGTGTCGTACTCGGCGACCGCCGCGGGCCTCATCGCCAGCTTCGACGTGACGTAGCACCACGTTCCCGTCAGCAACCTCTTTTCGTGCCGCGTCGCGAGCGGCCGAGCTTCGGCTCGGCTGTTGGCGAGGCGGCAGGAGCCGCCGATGCCGACGTCAAACACGGTTCTCCACCGCGACGTCCTTTTGTCGAACTACGTCCAGCGTTGGACGCCGCCGAAGGACAACTGGTACCTCTCCGACTGGTTTTTCCCGACGCTGAGGGTCGACAAGGAATCGAACCTCTACAAGCGCATCAACCAGTCCACCTGGCAGCAGACCGCCGAGACGGTGGTGTCGGCCGACGGCGATGTCGCCGAGGTGCAGTTCTACGTCGATCCCGACGGGCAGTACCGTTGCCGGGCGCACGCGCTCGAGGGCGTGATCGATCACTACGATCGCGCGCGCGCCGACGACATCCTCCAGTACGAGCAGCTCCAGACCGACATCCCGATGACGGTCCTGGCGAACTCGCTCGAGCTCGAGGGGTTCGCGACGCTCAGGGACATCGCGCAGCTCGGCACCTCGTACAAGGTGCTCGGCCCCGACGAGCTCTTCGACAACTACACCTCGCTGCGCTCGAACCCTGTGCTCGAGCTGCGCAAGGCGTGCGAGTACATCATCTCGCAGATCGGCCGGAAGCCGAACCGGATGGGCTTCGACTTCCTCACCTGGCGCGGCATGCAGTTCAACCCCGCGATGCAGGCGATCGCGCCGGTGCACACCACGCCGGCAGGTCTGCAGATGGTCACGGTCGAGATGCTCGAGAAGAAGCTCGAGGACGTGCTCGAGCCGGGCTCGATCAAGATCACCTTCGGCCGCTACGAGACCAAGCGCGGCCCGCAGCAGGGAGCGAAGCGCAGCTGGATCGGGGCGGATGTACCGATCGCGTACATCGAGGAGCCGTCGCTGAAATCGGTCGGCGCGACGCACCGATTCGCGTTTACCGGCAAGAACTCGCCGGCGGACGATGGCAACCCCGCCGACACCATCGGCGCGTACACGTATCCGAAGCCCGAGCGCGGCCCCGACGGCTCGACCATCGTGCGCGTGCGGACCAACGTCCAGTACAAGGTCGTCAAGACCGAGTCGCTGTTCGTGCTCAAGGGCGTGGTCGATGCGAGCAACCTCGACCTCTACCGCGGCGAGCTCAACTGAAGAGGTGCCAAATGGCGGAGCCGAAGAAGATCCGCGCCAAGGTGGTGTGCCATCAGTACGGCGTGCACTTCCGCGGCGACACCGTTGAAGTGGAGGAGCGGGAGTACAAGCGCGTCGGCGCGCGCGTTCTGCTGTCGAAGGAAGACGAGGAGGCGCAGCGCAAGGAGCAGGAGGCAAGACGCGCGCAGCAGGCGAGCCAGGTGCAGGACGACCGCTCGACGGCGAACGGCTGGGCAGATAAGGAAGCCGAGGCCCTGCGCGTAGTGCGCGCGCGCCAGCTCGAGGAGCAACGGCGACAGCGCGAGCTGCTCGCCGGCGCCGGCACGCCGGGCAACGGGTGACCGATGGCGCGCCTCACCCAGGGCAAGCTCGAAGGCGCGCTCGGCGGCGCAGACAAGCTGCGCGATCTCCTCGACAAGAACTTCGACGGCTTCGCCGACGAGGATCTGGTCGCCCAGGTGATTGACGCGGCCGAAGGCGAGGCAGCCTCGGCCATCCAAGTGGCGGTGGACCTCGACGATCCACGCGTCGACGGCTCACTTGTGCTCGAACAGCGGAAGCTGCAGCTCGCGGTCTACTGGGCGTACCAGAAGGGCACGTCGGGCCAGGCGGTTCCTCAGGATGTCCGCGAGGGATACGAGGACACGCTGCGCTGGCTCGACGATGTCGCCAAGGGCACTCGCACGCTCGGCGCCGCGCGCCACCCGGCGACGTCGTACCCGGTCGAGGTGGTCGACATCGATCCGCTCAAGACGCGCACCACCCGGCGCAACCTGAAGGGGTTTTGTTGAGGTCACGTGCGCGTCAGACTCTCGGTCGATACGACAGCGGGCCGCCGCCGGCTCGAGCTGATCGTCCGCACGCTGACGGACCTCCGGCCGCCGCTGAAGATCTTCGGCGGCTACCTGCGGGCGAAGTTCAAAGATCGATTCACTGCCGAGGGGCCGGGCTGGCCGCCGCTGGCCCAGTCGACGGGGCACCACCTGCTGCAGAGCTACACCGGCACGGTCACCCGCGCGGGCAAGCTCCGTGAATCACCGCACCTGAAGCGACTGCGCCGGCGGCTCCAGCGCGACGTGCGCGCGGAGCGGCTCGATGCGCGCGTGCTCGTCGCGTTCGAGCGGGCGACGCGGTCGACCGGCGGTGGAGCGCTGGGCGAAGCGGTACGACACTTCGCGGCCGGCCGTCGATACGCGCGCGAGCTATCGAATCTCGCCAAGGCGCTCGATCGCGCACACGCGGGCAAGCGCCGCAAGCATCGGCGCGCGATCACGAAGCACCAGCACCTCCTCGGTCGGCTGGGCTCGACGATCAAGGCGCAGCTCTCCGGCAACGCGATCGTGGTCGGCTCGTTCGTTCCCTGGGCGGGCGTGCACAACGAAGGCGGGGCTGCGGGCAAGGGCGCGATGATTCCGAAGCGCACGTTCGCCGAGCTCGAGCCGGACGATGTGGACGTGCTCGTCAAGATCTTGGTCGCGCGCGCCATCGGCGTTGCCGACGTGGGGCTGTGATGGTCGAGCTCACCTTTCGTAACGCACGGGTCGTCATCGAGACGGCGCTTCGCGATACGCTCTTGCTCGCGTACGGTCGGCGGTTGCCGCCGGCCGCTTCGACCGACGAGCTCGCGGGGCTGCCATCGTCGGCGCTCGCCGATGACGATCTGCGACACGTCTCCTCAGTTCGGCGCACGTTCCGGTTCGCCCGCAGCGACACGCGGGTGGCTGACGGCGATAGCATCGTCGCCGCGACTGATCTGCCCACGGGTGCGCCCGGCCGATGGCTGAGAACGGAATCGTTCGCCGCCGAGGGCTACCTCGAGCGGTGCGAGCTGTACAACGAAGACGAAGATCAGGAGACGATGACCGAGCGACTTCTGTCGAAGAAGCCGGCGCTGCTCATCTCGTTCGAGGGCGCGCGCCACAAGCCGGTGTCCAACCGAGCCGGCGCGCTCTATTGGTACATCGTCTCGTATCGGCTGTTCGCGATCAGCACGAACATGCGCGGCGGCGAAGCTGCGTGGCACGGTAGCCAACGCGAGGGCGAGCGCAAGCTCGATCCCGGCACTGCGGCCATCCTCGGCGACTCGAAGGCAGTGCTCGCCGGCAGTGATCTCGGCCTCGGCGGCGCCGTCGAACGAGTCGAGATCGGCGACGAGCGGCCCGTGATCGTGGCGCTCGCGAAGCGCACGGTCGTCGAAGCGCTGGACATCACCGTCTGGGCGACGCTCAGACCCGAGGAAGATGTGGTGGCGCTCGAGGGCGCGGACGCCGAGTACGCGATGGGGGACGAGCCCGTTCTCGAATCCGAAGTCGACTTCGGTCGCTGAGAAAACCTCATGACCAGCGCCTTCAAGATGGGTCAGCGCGTTCGCGTCTGGCCGCGGCCGGGCGTGCGCGTGCCCGAGCATCCGGGCATCGCCGATCGTTTCCTGCCCGCGGACGGCGCGGTCGTCGAGTGGTCCACCTGGTGGGCGCGCCGTGCCGGCGACGGTTCGATTCTCCTCACCGATCCGAATGCGAAGACGAGCGCGCCTGCGCGCTCCGGTGACGTGTCATGACCATCTCCGCGCCGCTCAATCCCGACCTGGCCTCCAACTGGTTGGTTCCGGGGATCTACATCTCGCTGGACCTCCACGGCTCGTCGGCCGGGATCGGCAACATCGCCAAGCGCATCCTCTTCGTCGGCCACAAGACGGCGACCGGGATCGCGCCGCTCAACACGGTCGTCCAGCTGCAGGGACAGGCGAGCGCGAATCTCTACTTCGGGCGCGGCTCCGACCTGGCGCGCCTGCATGCCGCGACGCAATCGCAGATTGGCGGCGGCGCGGCCGACATCTACGGCGTCGCCATTCCCGAGCCGGTGGGCGGTATCGCGTCCACGCACCTCATCACCTTCATCGGCGACGCCAAGGGCGCGGGCGCGGTCGACATCACCATCTGCGGCTACCGAACGACGGTCGCGATCGCGAATCTCGATTCGGCCGCCGCCATCGCCGGGCACGTCGCCTCGACGATCAACAAGCAGCTCCTCGACGTGCCGGTCATCGCGCAGGCGAACGGCGCCACGGTCACGCTCGTCTATCGCCACGTCGGCGTCGTCGGCAATGACCTGCCGGTGATGGTCGCCTTCTCGGGCAACTCGGGTGTGCGCGCATCGCCAGGGACCATCAGCTTCAATGGCCTCGGCGTGGGCGACGGCTCGGTCGTGGTCAGGGTCGGCACTCAGGCTGTGCAGGCCGCGATCAAGAACAACGACACTGGCATCACCGTCTCGCAATCGCTGGCGCAGGCGTTCGCGGCCGATTCCTATCCGTGTACGGCGGAGGCGAGCGCGGCCGGGCTGCTCACGCTCTACTACGCGCCGGGCCGGGTAGTGCACCGGATCTCGGCCACGATCTACACGACGACCGGGATCGCCGTCACTCTCGCCATCGGCGTGGCGGGATCGGGCGAGCCGGCGCTCACCCAGGGGCTCGGCAATGTCGCAGGGCAGGCAGCGTTTCCGTGCTGGACGTCCGCGTTCCTTGACGCCGATTCGCTCGGCGCGATGGCCGCGCACATCGAGGGCTACGCCGACGGCAAGCGCCAAAAGGATCAACAGCTCTTTCTCGGCTCGACGGACTCGGTCACCCAGGCCGGCGCGCTTCCGCCATCCACGACGCCGACGCTCGCCGGTTCGCCGAGGTACGCGATTGGCTGGTGTCCCGATGCGCCCGAGCAAGCGTACGAGCTCGGCGCGCGCTTGGCCGCGCGCGTCTGCGTCGAGGACTATCACCCGTACAACTACGACGGCGAACCTCTCCAGACCGACGGAGTGGTGCCGCTGTTGCTCCCGCACCAGAACTCGCGGCCCGATCTGGACGAACAGAACGCCGCTCTCCAACTCGGGCTCACGCCGCTCGTGGTCGATGAGTCGCTCGGTCAGCTCGTCATCCTGAGCGACCGCACGACGATCGATTCGACCGACGATCGCCTGTGGGCGTGGGGCACGATCCGTACGCTCGGCTTCTATCGGCTCGACCTCGCCGCGTTCTTGAAGCAGCGCTTCCCGCACAAGAACCTGAAGCTCTACGGCGAGCCGCGCACGCCGAACACGATCAAGCTCGACTCGATCCGGGACGCGGTGATCGAGCGCATTCGCACCTGGGACAACGCCGATCTGTTCGACGGCGTGGATGACCTGAAGGACCAGGTGCGGGTCAGCCCGAACGTCAACAACCGCCACCGCGTCGACATCTTTATCCCGTGCCGGCCGCCCGAAAAGCTCGACCAGTTGAGCGGCGACGCGAGCCTCGTCTGAAGACCGATCGTCTCTCGAGCTGACCGTCGTGAAGCGGTGTACAAGATGCGGTCGCCAGGGCGATCAGCGTGAGTTCTGTGCTCGGCGCAACGGGCGCATCGATTCGCAGTGCAAGCGCTGCGCGCGCGAGCGAAGTCAAGTGTACCGCGCTGCCAACGTAGAGAAGATCGCTCGGTGGCGATCTGAAAACCGGCACTACTTCCGAAGCGAGCGACGCGAGAAGAGGCGGCAGTTCCACGAATTCGTCGATCGCCTGAAAGCGGTCGCGTGCGCCGATTGCGGCAGGTGCTTTCCGACGTGCGCGATGGATTTCGACCACCGAGACGGCGAGCTCAAGAAGTTCGAGATCTCCGACCGGATCGACGTCGACAATGAACTCCTTGCGGAGATCGGGAAGTGCGACGTCGTCTGCGCTTGCTGCCATCGTGTAAGGACCAAGCTGCGCCATCACCTCCGGATCGAGGAGGAGATCGCACAGGCGGCTGATCCGCCGCCGAAAGCAGGGAAACATGCCGTTTAACCCGCTCGTAGGCCAAGTCCCGATCGAGGTGAACAATGTTGCTGTCGCATCGATTACCAAGGTGTCAATCAAGCGGGCGAGGCAAGTCACGGTGAAGTTCGGCGCGTTCGGTCCGATCGGCACCGCCAAGGGCTTCTACAAGGTCACCGGCGCGTTGACGCTTGCGGTGCCGAAGGTCGGGCTCGAGATCGATTTGCAGGCGCTCTCCGACTCGGAGGAGGGTTTCACGATCACTTTCCCGAAGGGCGCCGAGCGGTGGGCCTGCTACGGCTGCCACCTCTCGGACGATGATCTGTCGAACACGCCCGAGGCCGGCGACACCGAGACGACCGTGAACTTCGTTGCGGCCGAGCTTCTTCGCATTGCCTGAGAGAGGACAATGAGACTCGGAGAATTTCTGAGTGCGAAGCACCGCGAGGGAGCGCCGATGGCGCCGACCTGCCCGGTGCGGTTCAAGGCGATCGCACGCGGCGCGCACGGCGAGGAGTACCTCGTCGATTGCAACGCGGTCTTGGCGTTCGTCGACGAGAACAAGCGCGACAAGGCGATCGACGCCGCGGAAGCGGCGCTGCGCAGGTCGTATCCCGACGGCACGGCGCCGGCCGAGAAGCGGCGCAACGAGGTCGCGTACCAGGTGCTGCTCTACGCGTTGCGTGACGCGGACGAGCATCGCACGCTGTTCGCCGCCAGCGTCGATGAGCTGCGCGCGGCGCTGGTGCAGCCGGTCGCGACGCGGCTCTACTCCGAGTACATCGAGTTCGTCGACGAGGAGTTCCCCGACGAGGTCACGCCCGAGCAGCTCGAGGCGCTGGCCAAGGAGGCCGAAAAAAACTCGTTCGGCGACCTGCTCACCTCCTACGGATACTTGACGATCCGTCGGGCGCTGCCTTCTTTGGCCGCACGCTTTGGCAGGTCGCCGACGCAGACCTCTGGCGCTGGCGCGCCTGCGTGATTGCGGCGCACCGAATTCTGACTCGCGCGCGGCGCGAAGACGACGACGAGTAGACCATGGGCGGTGGGATCACCAAAGACGCGACGGTACGCGTTGGCCTCGAGGTCGATGACGACGTCGCGACGGCGGCCGATCGCATCCTCGGGCCGATCGATCGGGTGGCGCAGAGCGTGCACGCCAAGCTCGGCGCGGTTGCCTCGGAGACCGGTCGCGTGTTCGCCAACGTGGCGATGGACGTTGCACGCGTCGCTACCGCGCTCGGCACCGTCGACCTCGCTGCCTCGGTGGCGCGATTCGTCCGCTACCGCGAGGAGGTTGCGCGCACGGCCGCGTCGACGGGGCAGAGCTTCGATGCGCTGGGGCAGAAATACAAGACCGTCGGCGACCGATTGGCGATCTCCGACGAGGCGGTTTCTCGCTTTAGCCGCGGGATGCAGATCGCGACCTACGATGCGAGCGACTCTTCACGCGCGATCGAGGCGCTCGGCAACGAGGCGCTCCTCACCAATCGATCGCTCGACCAGATGGCGCCGATCGGCGAGGCGCTCCACAACGAGCTCGGCCAGAGCTTCGATGACATCCCCGATGCGCTCGGCCGTATCGATGCTGCGGCCGAGAAGCTCGGCACTTCGGGTGGGCCGGCGGCGCTCCAGACGGAGATCGCGAGCCTCGGTGCGACCATCTCGCAGGTCTCGATCAAGACCCGCTCCGACTTCGCGAGCATTACGGGATCGATCGCCGAGATCGGCCGCGGGCTGCCTGCCAAGCAGCAGGAGCGCGTCCAGCAGCGCATTGTCGGCCGCATCTTCTCGGACACCGAGGGTCTGCGCCGGCAGCTCGGCGTGAACTTCGAGCAATTTTACGACGAACAAGGCAAGGTGCGAGACTTTCCGGCGCTCCTCCAGCGCGTGCAGCAGATGGCCGTTAAGCGCTGGGGCCTACGCGCGCGCGAGGTGCTCAGCCAGCCGCAGAACTTCGGCCCCGAAGGGGCGGCGGCGATCATGGGGTACGATCCCGAGGCGGCGCGCGCCGCCGCCGAAGCGCGGCTGTCGACCACGGCGGCCGATCGGGCGCGCGTGTATCGGCAGAGTGATCCTGGTCAAGCAATCGCGCGGCGACACCGCATCGAGCAGGAGAAGCGCGACGACGCGGGCAGCCTTCTCGCGCGCATTCAAGATTCATTCGGATCGCTGTTCGAGGGGCATCCGATTCTCGGGCATCTGGCGATGCTCACGGGTCTCGAGATGGGTGCCTCGGGGCTCAAGTGGCTATTCACGCCGAAGCTGATGCAAGCTGCTGCTGGCGCGCTCGGAGGTGGTGAAGGACTGGCGATCGGCGGCGGCGCGTTGTCGAAGATCTCGCCGGCTGCGCGGCTCGGTGCCGGTGCGTTCCGCTGGTTGCTATCCGGATCGGCTGGCAGCATCGCCACGGGCGCGCTCGCCTTGAGCGCGCTCACCACCTACGGTGGCATCAAGCTGACGGGGCTCGACAAGTTCAACGAGACCATCGGCGCGCAGAGAAATCAACTCGAGCAGCAACTGGAAAAGGCGCGCGTCGGTCGCGTCTACGCGATCCTGCGCGCGGCCGAGCGGTCATCAGGCGAAGGAGCCGGTGGCTTCTCGCCTGAGCGCTACCGGCGCGAGCTCGGGCCGCGCCTCATGGGAGAGATTGCGCAAGATCCGGCGCTGCAGCTAGTCGCCTCCGGCGCGGCGAACGGCGCGGTACCTCCCGGGCTCGCAGAGCAGGCGCCCGCGTTGGCGGCAGCGCTCAGGGACGCGCTCAAGGACGTGCAGCTCAACGTGCAACTCCAGCTACAGGACGATACTGGCAGTCCACACCGCGTGGTCGCGAGGCAACGGGGCGCCCATCAATAGTCACTCGTTCGGCGTGTGGTGGCGAAGGGCGGTGAGGACCATCGACGGAAGATGCGGAAGGATCGCCGCGTAGCCCGGGAGCGTCCCGCTCGCCGCATCGCAGATCGGACCCGAGAGCACGCGGTCCGAGCAGCATTGGCGAGCCTTCAGCCAGCTCATCGTGTCACAGGGGTGCAGCGCACCGAGCGCCTCACCGTCGCAGTTGTCGTAGGAGGTCGCGATCGCCGCGCAGCCGTCACGCTTCCCGCGCGGCGCGCAGCGAGCGCTGCACCTTCGTCCCTGCTCCTCGATGAGCTCGAGCACTGCCTGGTTGAAGTGCGGCTCGTCGGCGCGCATCTCGGTCAAGCCGTCCATCTGGTCCCACGCCTGCGCGTAGCAACGATCGACGCAGCCCACGGCGTTGACGTAGGCGTCGATGGGTATCGGGTTCTCGGACAGGAACTTCGATGCGCTGATCTTCAGATCGTTTGCGAGCTGGATCTCTCGATCTTTCGCTGTTTCGTATTTGGCGCTCTGTCGACCGCAGCCGAGCGCGAAGGTCAGGAGAAGCAAGCCGCAGATCCGAGCGCGTGTTTGTCTGGACATGCGTGACGTCCACCTCGACGCGCGACGGGATGGAACGCAAAATCGACGATGGCCCAATCAATCGTCAAAGGCTTTCAGGGCTGCTCCTTCAAGGGCATCGATCTCTCGAAGAACCTCACCGAGTGGAAAGACACGCGCCAGCAGTCGCTCGCGCCGCACCGGTTCATCAAGATGAACGGCGCTGAGGTCGAGCTGCTCGGCCGGAAGCCGCACCAGGTGAAGGCGACGCTCGCGTACGCTGGGCCGAGCTGGCGTACCGACTGGCTGCCGCTGGCGGCATCGCTCGACCAAGATCCGTCGGGTCTCCTGGTCCATCCCGTCTATGGCCAGATGCCGGCGGTGTGCGAAGGTTTTCTCGAAGCAACGATGAACGTCGAGTTTGCCGCGAACCTCTACATTGTCCCGCTGACGTTCATCGAGAACCAGCTCGGCGCGGCGGTTCAATCGAAGGCGAGCGCCGGCGCTGCGGCGATCCGGCAGCAGGCACAAGCGCACGGCGCAGCGCTGCTTCAACGTGCGCCCGCGCAGGGCCCGGTCCGCGCCAACGTTCTCCGGTTCGTGACGACCGCGCTCGGCTACGCGCAGGCAGCAGTGAATACGACCGAGGAGGCGCTGAGCTACGGGCGGCTGCTCGAGTCGCAGCTCGCGCAAGTCGAGCTTGGAGCCGTCTCCGTGCGCGACGCCATTCGTGCAGACTCGACGACGGGCAGCGACGCCACGCGGTTCGATCTGATCGCGCTCATCGAGCAGCTCTACGACGACTGCATACAGCTCGAAGGCGCCGTCCTTTCTGCCGCCGCGCCAGTCGTCTACGTCGTGCCGTCGACGACGCACATCGCGGTGCTGGCAGTGAAGTTCTACGGGCCGGATGGCCTGTCTCGGATCGACGAGATCTTGGCCAACAACCCTGGTCTCATCCCGAACCCGGCGGCGATCGCGGCGGGCACCATGCTGACGATGGCGCCGGCCACCTTCACGCTGCCATGATCGCGGACCACGACGATGGCCACGTTGGCGCAGCGTCTCGCCTCGGTCTCGGTGGTGATCGCCGGCAACGAGTACACCAAGATCGCCGAGTACGCCTACGACACCGACGTGCTGCAGCTTGGCGATCCCTGCTCGGTGCGCATTCCGAATCCGGATGGCAAGCTGAACGGCAAGATCAAGCTCGGCGATCCGCTCGAGCTATACATCGCGCATCCCGACGTGAGCGGCGGGCGCAAGACGCGCAAGCTCAAGGGCCTCGTTACCACGCGCCAGGTGGAGTGCACGCCCGACGCGGGCACGATGCTCACGATCGGTGGTGCCGACCTCGGCTGGCACCTCCTCAACAACGCCGCGCCGCTCTGGTTTCGCCTACGCGGGATCCGCTTCACGACGCTGCTCGAGCGCGTGCTCGACGATTCGTGGGGATTCGCGGGCGTCCGCACCGACAACGACACCAACCGCGCGCTCAAGCTCGGGCGCGCGGGCGCCGTACAGGCGATCTCGGGATCCATCAGCGCGCTCATCCCGCCGATCCAGGTTGAGCCTGGCGAGATGATCGCGGATCTCCTGATCCTCTACGCTCGTCGCGCGCGCCAGCTCGTCAACGTCTCCTCGGATGGGTATCTCCAAATCTGGTCGCCGCAGTCGAACCCGACGTCTCTGTACTCGTTCCATCTGCACGCCGAGCCGGCGCAGAGGTCGCGCAACAACATCGAGCGCGCGACGCTCTACGAAGCCATCGACAGCCTCTACACGGACGTGATCTGCGTCGGCACGGTCGTGCTGCCGCCGAACATGGTGAGCGCGACCAACCCGAACGAGGGGCGCTTCCGCGGCACGTATCGCGCTCCGGCGAATGCACGACCGCTGCCGTTCGCGCGGCGGTTCACGTTCTCCGACGGCGATCAGCTGACGAAGCAGCAGGCGACCGGCCGCGCGCGCTGGAAGGCCGAGCGCGGCCTCTTCGACGCCTGGCAGTACACCTGCCAGGTGATGGGTCACGTCCAGAACGGCGTCTTCTTCGAGCCGGACACCGGCGCCGATCTCCACGACACCGTGAACGGAGTCGAAGGCGCCTACTACGTCAGCGCCGTGCGCTACGCCGGGCGAGCTGATCCGCCGGGGCAGACGACGACGCTCACATTCCGTAAGGCAAACCTGCTCCGAGCATAACGATGGTCGACTTCTTCGAGCTGGCGCGCCGCCTGCGCGACGAATTGCGCGAGTACGCTCGGCAGGTCGTGGCGAACGCGATCCAGTTCACCCAGTTCACGCGCTCGACCAGCTCGGGCGAGCACGACAAGGTCGCCGGCTACTGGACCGAGGGGGTAGGGGAGGAGGCGTACGACTACGAGGTGCGGCGCATGCAGCACTTCGGCTTCCGCTCGCGGCCGCCAAAGGACGTCTGGGCGGTGCGCGTCGCGGCCACCGGCGGGCCCACCAACAACGTCACCGTCGCCGAGGACTCGCGACGCTACGGACCGGGCGATCTACAAGACGGCGAGGTTGCGCTCTTCAATAGCGTCGCCGGCGTCGAGATGCGGCTCGATCAAAACGGCAACATCGACGCGCGCTCGGCCGACGGCAAGATCGTGAGCCTGCAGGGCGGCGACCGCGGCGTCGCCCGTCTCAACGACGAGGTCGACTGCGGGACGCTGGTGTTCACGCCGAACGCCGGCACGACCGCCGCGGTCTTGAGCTACATCCCGCCGGGCGGCACGGTGCCGGCGCCGACGCCGCCGACGATCAACATCCCGCTCAAGGGCAAGATCTCGTCCGCGAGCGACAAGACCAAGACGGGCTGAGCCATGCCACTCTCCGACGACGGCGGCGATGTCGCGCTCGTTCGCAATCCGGCGAACGGCCGGTTCGATCTCGACTGGGACGGCCCGAACCCGACCTTCGACGACACCGAGACGCACACGGTCCTGTCGCTCGTGCTCGAGTGGCAGGGCCGCTGGTGGGCAGATCAGACCGGCAAGCGCGGCTCGCGCCTCAACACGCTCCGCAACGACACGCGCACGACGCAGTCGGAGTTGATCGCGCGCCTCGAGGAGGCGCTCGCGCCCGCCGTCGCGGATGGTCGTCTTTGCGATCTCACGGTGACCGCCGAGCGCGTCCAGCCTGGCCGCTACGCCTTCGAGATTCGCTGGCGCACTCGCGACGGGCGCTCAGCCTCGGTCCGCATCCCGCCGGTCTCGTACTGATCTCTTTTTGCCGATCACTCGATGCCGCTCTCGTTGCCAGATTACGATTCGCTCTGGCAGCAGATCCTCGCCTTCTTCCGGAATCGGTTTCCGGGCAAGGATGATCACCCGGAATCATTCTTGGGAAAGACGGCACGTGCAGTCGGGATGGCCATCTTTGGCCTCTTGCGCGCGGTCGCGGCGGTCGATGCCGACTCGCCGCCGTCGCGAAGGACTTCGTCAGATGGACTGCGCGGCTGGGCGTTCGTCTTCGGCGTGCCTTCGGACACGTCCGGTGACTTCGGTGCGAAGGGCCCGACGCTCGCCACGGGAGGCCAGGGACTGTGCACGGGCACGCTCGGCACCGCCTTTCCCGACGGCGCGCTCCTGACGGCGCCCGACGGGCAGACCGAGGTCGCGCTCAGTGGCGCGGTCACGATCGCGGGCGCGCCGCCTGGCGCCGGATCGGTCGTCGGGAAGTTCATCGCGGTCACACCGGGGAGCGCCGGCAACCTCCCCGTCGGCACGGTTCTCACCTGGCAATCGCCGCCGAGCGGCGCCGACTCGACCGTCACGCTGACCTCACCGCTGCGCGGCGCGCTCGATGGAGAATCCGACGCGGCCCTGCTCCAGCGCACGCTCGACAGGATGCAGCGTCCGCCCAAGGGCGGCACGGCCGGCGACTTCCGTTCCTGGGCGCAGTCGGTGGACGGGGTCTTTCGCGCGTACGTCTATCCACTGCGGGGCGGCACGGACACGGTGCACGTCGTCATTGCGACCGCGGGCAGCGGCGCCGCGCGCGTGCCGTCGGCCGCGGTGCAGACGGCAGTCGATGCGTACGTCGGCTCGGTGCGCTCGGTCACTGTCGAGGGCTATCAGACGCTCTTGCCGCGGACCGTTGCGCCGGGAATCGCGATCCGCATTCGGGTGATCCCATCGCCGAAGTTCGCCTTCCACTGGAGCTCGGCGGGCGCCAGCTACAGCGTGACCGCGTACGCGCCGCCTGGCGCCGCGCCGGCGACGCTGACGCTCAACCAAGGCGCGCCCGCCGATCTGGTCGCCGCCATCAATCGCGCTCAAGCCGGACTGTCGGCCGAATGGCCGCTCGTGCAGGTGATCGCATCCGGTGCGGCGGCACAGCCCACGCCACTCTTACTGTCCTGCACGGCGGCGGCGGGAGCGGTCCTTACTGTTCAGGCGGGCCCGGCGACGGGCATCATTAATGTAGGCGACGCGGTGTTTGCCGGTGGGCCGGTCGTGGCTCCGATCGCGAATGCGGCCCGCCGCTACGTCGACGCGCTCGGTCCGTCGCGGCAGTCGGGCTACGCTGATCCGAACGATCCGTGGGACGACGCGTGCTCGATCGCGCGACTCATCCAGCTTGCGCTCGATCTCAAGGACGAGAGCGGCACGCCGCTCTGCCGCAACGTCATCCCAGGCGGTGTGACCATCGACGGCCAGGCGCAGGACCGCGAGGCAACGGACACGACCGGCGATCCGCCCGAGCTCCTCATCGTCCACACGATTGCCATCACCGACTGACCTATGGCGCTCTCCATCAAAGACGTGCGCGGGATCTTGCTCCAGCTCTTTCCACCGGGGCACCTCTACGACTGGTACACGCCGAGGTCGAAGGTGAGCCGGTTTCTCGACGGGCTCGCCGAGGCAGTGAAGACCTTCGGCTACGACATCGTCGATCGGCTCCGCCACGAGATGAATCCGGCCACGGCCGTCGACAAGCTCTCCGATTGGGAGAACGCGCTCGCCATCGCCTCGAGCTACACCGCGCGCTATGGAACGGTCGCGCAGCGGCAAGGCGCCGTCGTCGCCAAGCTGAGGGAGTTCGGCGCCTTCACGCTCGGCAACACGCGCGCGATCTTGGCCGCGCTGCTCGGCTACGTCGACGCTGGCAAGCTCGTCGTCGTCGAGACGGACCGGGCCAAGATGCGCGCGGCCCACAGCTACACCGACGGGAAGTCGTATCCGCCGTCGGTCTGGGCAGTCGCAAGCGTCTACGTCTCGGACGGCGGTACAGTCGGTCGCGCGGGCGTGCAGGTCGATCTCCAGCTCGGCGCACTACCTTCTGCGCCGTTCGTGATCTATCTCGCCTCGCCGAGCGGCAGGTACCAGAGCTGGGCGTCGACCACGCTCGGCCGGCCTTCGCTCAAGCTCCGCCTCTACTCGCTCGAGCTCGTGGGCGAGCGCTGTCTTGGGACGTGGACCGTCGTTGTCGTCTCGCTTTCTGGTGCCACGACCACGCCGCCGATCGCGAGCTGGTCGGTGTTCGTCGAAGGCGCCGGCCGAGACGGGCTATCGAAAGATCTGTGCACTTGGGGCGCGTTTCTGGATCCGGCGCTCGCCGGCAAGAACGGTGCGCCCGCCGATCGCGAGGGTGCGCGCACGGCGATTTCGCGCATTGAGCACGCGCACACCAACGGCGTGCTCCTGACCAGCCTGCTCGCCATTCCCGATGACCCGAACTCGGTGCCCGATGGCTGCTTGCCCGGATGAGATCGACCAGCGGCTCTACGAGGACGCGCTCCTCGAGCTGGCGCGCGCGGCGCGGGCATTCGCGGCGGCGATCACGTACGCGGCCGCGAGCGGCGCGCACCTGCCCGACGAGACCTCGTCAGCGCTGGTCGCGCGCGTGCTCGATGAATGCCGCGCCGCCATCCTGCCCGCGCTCGCCAAGGCGCCCGGCATGCTGCAGCTGTTCGTGCGGATCTGATCATGGCCTGGCCCATCACGCCGCTGACCACGTACCTTCCCGGTTCGACGCCGGCGATCAAGGCGAGCGACCTCAACGCGATTCAGGACGCGATCAACAAGGCGTTCCTGGGCAAGTACTCATTCGCCGGCTTGATCGTCGACGGCGTTGGTGGCAATGCGGCAGCGCCGCCCGCAGGTGGGCTATCGCTCACCGGCGCCGCCAACATCGGCGGCGCCGTGCAGTGCGCGGCACTCTCGGCTGGCGGCAGCGTCGCCGCCAGCGGCAACGTCTCGGCGGGCGGTTCAGTCGCTGTTGGCGCACGCGCGCTGTCGGCTGCCGTTCCGGGCACGGCGGTTCAGAAGGGCCTGCTCTACGGCGACGCCTGCCCGATCGCGCTCGCACACATCGCCGGCAACGGAACGGTGGTGGTCGGATTCGGAATCCAGAGCATCAAGTGGTACGGCGGCAATAATGGGACCTACGACATCACGCTGCAGCTCGCCGCCGCGGGAAACTACGCGACGCTGATCCCGATCGCATGCGGCGCCATCACTGGCAACGGTGTGTTCGCCTCGGCGATCGGCATTTCCAACAACGTCGTTCGCGTCCAGACCTACGAGACCTCGTTCTCGACGACCGCGACCTTCCCGATGGACTTCTTCCTCATCGTCTACGCGATGTAA